GAAGGTACATCGAATTGAAGGTCGAATGACGGCGAATCAATGTCGTCTAAATGTCCGACATAAGGATATTCGGTCAATGCTGTTGGAACATCTAATTCGTTGACGTGTGTCCAATCACCGGTTTGCATTGTCCCGACAACACCGTTCTTGATTTGAACTATGAACGCTTTTCCTTTCTTTTGTGTAATTTCGGATATTCCGTTTTCGTCTGTTTTGACCTGGAAGTTTCGCGGAACAACTAAGTTCGTCGTCGGAATTTCTCCAAGTAATTTATTCGAAAACGGCAACATTATTTTCGTGACCTTCGTTGCAAATTGTGAACCCGAATTTACTGACTTCGAACCGTATTGACTTGTAACGTCATCAGTATATCTTGCGTTCCAATAATCTTTATCATCAGCGAATCCGAACTGATATTCTTTTGCTGAAAAATTAACGGTCGGTGTGACCTTGATTTCTTTTGATTCATCAAGTAATTCAGTCCAATTCAAAGCATTCGCCGAACCATTATAGAAATCATTTAACGGATTTATGTATAATTTGTACGGGTCGTTTGAGTCCGGCTTTATGTATAGATTAAACATTGAAACAAGTCCTTTGAAGAACGTGAAACAATCCATGTCAGGAAGAAACGATTTGACGTTGAATGAATTACCCGGTGATATTACTTGTGTACTATATTCAATATCTAAAGAACAAGGATTCGCAGAAACAAGAAAGTTCATTTGTGCGTCGGTTGCTGTCGAATCTGTTACATTCGCGCCGTAATTTATAAACTCAATAACTAATTCAACACTATCGGACACGTTAAGATTCAAATCAAAAGATGTGTTAAATGATGCACTAAATGAATTTAATAATGAAGAAGAACTCACCTCATTATACCATATAATTTCATCAGCAATATTTTGACCGTTTACATATAGCATACATCTTGCTTGAATTTGTGCAAATGTTGTTCCGTCATTCGAACCGCCCGACGGCAAATAAAAATCTACATTGACATCATGCGTTCCCGAATAGTTCAACACATAATCACCTTCTTGTTCCGCTATAAAAAGAAAAGGTTGTGACGTTTGAATTTGTGAAGACGGGTCAACGTTCGTCCCTGAATCACATGAATAATTAACATTTGTAGTATATATCTGACTTGAACCACCAAACGTAAATATTCCAGGCGAAAAAGAAGTTCCTAATAATAGATTCGAAACTATATATCCATCCGAATTATTTATTTGATCCGTTTCAATTGATTGAAGCAAAGCTGTTGCCGGGTCAATTGTTGGAAGGATTCCACCTTCATAAGCAAGTAATAATTTTTTGAATAGTTGTGAATCGAAGAAGTCTGAATTGTATGTGACACCAATCGCCAAAAACATCTTATCGACAATAGACTTGACGAATACTTGTGGCGGAATTTGGTCAACTTCAAAATGTTCAGCACTTGCCCGGTCGAATCCGTAATCAATCAAGCCATAATAGTAACCTTCACCAAGCCATTCAGTCCCGGAATAGTTGTTGTAATCGACACCGTTCTTCTGAATTATACCCGACCAAGAATTCGTTTGATTCAATGCTGTCAAGTTGTGATTGTATTCTGACCAACCAAGTTCGCGAATCTTATAATTCTTGAGCAATGCCATGATATCAATTTGGTCTGCGAACATAACCATGTTAAAAGACCAAGCACCGTTCTTTTTAATACATTCTTTTAATTGAATGATACCATCGAATTGAAGTATCCCGTCTTGATAATATCGCGCCGATGCTTTAATCGACGGGTCAAATCCGATAACAACTGAACTTGATGTTGAATCGCTTGTTGTCAATGCAAAAACAGTTGACATTATATTCGAATTGATTCGTGTTCCTGGTAAAGTTATCGTTTTACTTGACGCACCTTTTCGCGATGATAAGTCACGAATGTCACTTATTTGAAACGTTAACGGAAAAGGAATCGACTTGTCTAATTCTACTAATGTATTATTTATGTATAATTCCATTTATGACAATTGTGATTGATACGAATATGTTCTTGATAATGTTAGTTCTTCTTGAATCAATCCTTCTTTTATCTTTTGTTTCAATGTATATTTATTTGTCGAAACTCTAACCGGTTCGAAAACACCTTGACTTATTTCAAGATAGACTGAAGGTGATTCAAGTAAAGAACGCATTAACCAGTTGTGTTTTTCTTCTTTGATCCAATCAGTATTAATTCTCATCGTATCGTTCGCCGACTTCGTTCCTGAAAATGACGAACCGTTCACTTGATTATAATCGAATGTATTGGTTGCACTCCAAACACCTTCGTTCTTTTGATAGTCGAAAGTTTTAATATTCGTCGATTCTTCAGAATACTTTGTGAACGAATACGAATCCCACGCACCCAACTTGTTCAACCAATGTAATCGGCGCGAAGTATATTGTGAACATTCCGTGTCAATGTATATCTTGAACAATTCAGTATTCGCACCGCTCAAAGATAATTGAATCGTATAATAGTAGCAAGTCGAAAAGTTTGCGTCGGTTGTTGTTGTATTCGCGACGATTGAAGTCGGTGACGCATCGATTAATAATAAGTTCGCTTGAAGTCCCGCCGTTGTCGTTTGAACAATTAGAACGTCTGACGTGTCATAAAGCGCAACCGTGAAATCACTTGCAACGGTTGAAGCTGATATGTTAGCGACAAAGATTGATTCAGTCAATCCACAAAAGTACGTTGACGTTCGCGGAAACAATGTCAAAAACAAACTATCGACCGTAAACGAAAAGTCATAATCTTGGAAGTTATAAGCCAACCAATCAGCATGGCGAAGTGAACCGTTCGTGACGTATAAAGTTGAAGATGTCGCTGAATACGGTTCGTATTCAATTGGCGGTGTTCCATATTTTTCCGTGACCGTTACCGAATAAGATGCGACCGCATTTGTATATGGTGTTTGAAATGAACCGTTCGATATTAATTCGCTGAACACAATCGTTCGAAGTATCGCAGAACAATCGAATTTTCCGAAGTTACTTGATTCAGGGAACACTTGATGAAAGGAATGAATCGAACCGTTGACCGTTAATTCAACTATTAAACTGAAGTTTTCTTGTGACGTTTCGTCTGAACTGAATTCAAACACAACGGGATTCGATGCGGTTGTATAATTTTGTGGTTCGCCGGTTATTGTTACTGCCATGAATATTGTGTTGTATTGTTTACCTAATTAACGTCGAACGCTGAATTGAATCTTGCTTCAATATTCAAACCGGTAAGTGTTGCCAGGTCTTCGGCGATACGTTCAAGAACCGCGTCGGTGATAACCTTGTCGGTGATGTTCTTCGGCTTGATTCCGTAGTTCTTTATATTGACACCGATTGCATAAGATTGTTCAATACTTGCACCCGACCATTCACGAATAGAATTGGCCATTGCTTTTGGGACACCAAGATTCTTGAATGAATAAAGACCTGAAGAAACAACCGAACGAATCGGTGACTTGCCGTCGCTGAATTTACCAACACCCGAAACACCATCATCGATAAACTTATAATAATAATCGGCTTCAATATCGAATCCATTCTGTGAAGGTAGAACCGTTACACTTGATTTCAACGCGCCGTTTGTCGAACTTGTTTCTTTTTCAATCACGGTTCTAAATTGCTTCATTAAGTCGTTTCCGATATCCGTGATTATATTCGAATACATTTCTTTTGGATCAGCACCCAACCCGTCCCGTTCTAATTGTCTTAATATTTCCGCTTCGTTTATTGCCATGTATATTGTGTCTACTTGTTTCGATATTCTTCTTCGTGTTTCAATTTGAAGTAATTCGACCAAAACAAAAACGACACATAAGTCATGTCCGTAATCTTGTCAACATCACGATTCAACTTGTCAGCTAAGAAGACGATGTTCCCGGTCCAATCGAACCATTCAGAATTGTCAACTCTTTCTTCAGTTCGTTCTTCACGTTCTTCATTGTCGTCATCGTCGTCGCTGTGTTCAGTGCGTACATAGCGTCCTTCAATTGTTCCCATCTGTCCAAAAAAAAAGCGAATACATTTAGAAATTCATCGCCAGGAAACTCTTTCTTGAATGCTTCGATTCTGTTTTCAATTGGATTCAGTATCTTATCATTCTCATCAATTTGATTGTACTTCATACCCTCTTCGATGTAAAGCATTGATAAGACTTCATAAGGTGATTCATAAACGGATTCAATCAATTTGATATCAATGATTAAGCCGGTCGTCTTATGTTCGAACACTTTGTCGAATACATATCTTTGCCCGTCGATAGTTACTTCACCAATCAGTTCAGAACCTTCTTCAGTCAGTACATTTAATAAATGATTGAATGCGTTGTTGATTGTTTCAACATCTGAATTGTAAAGTTTCGGTTTCGATACGTTTGAGAATATCGCGACGACTTGAACCTTGAAGTCAAGTGACTGCGATAAAGTTTCGATATTGATACCGCCACCCGACAAGAATATCCATTTCGACAATTGTTCAGGTGTGCAGTCGCTTAAATTTTTAGGTACTGATATTTTCATTTAGGTTATATTACAAAGCGCGATGAATCCGATTAAGATGGCGCACGTTATTATTATTTTGATTAGTTTCATTTTACGAATATACAAATTAATTCGTTACGATCCACAACCAATACAATCGAAATGTGAATCGGTCGGTTTCGTTCCGTTCAGCTTCATTTCAAGATTGTGTATTTCGTCCTTGATGTTCATGTCTTGAAACATATCACCGGTCAACTTTGATTCAAGTGATTCAATCGTTTCTTTTAGTTCTTGTTCTGTCATTATCTTAGTATTGTATATTTGCCTTTTTGACTTAGATGCTTAATCGCTTGAACCGATAACGACAAAGCAATGACACCATCGTCATGGATTCCTTGAGGTGCTGAATATTTCACGCGCCTTGACTTCGGGTCGTATATGTAAGTGAATGCTTCAAGTTCATCAATCAACCAAGAATGATTCAATACTTTGATGATACCTTGTTCGAACTGAACCGCTAAATCTTCAATCATTATCGGCTTCGTCTTGGTCGATGTCACATATGGTTCGACTAAGTTTCTACATTTAGCTTTGAGCATTTCGAAGAAGACATCACCTTGATTGTTCACTTCGACGTATGTTAAAGCCTTGTATCGATTAATAACCGATGCGACCTTGTTGATGATAGCTGACCATTCATCATGTCGCCACCGTTCAACGTGGACCATGTTCTGTTTTGAATCAAGGATTGTCAACACCGTGTAATCATCAGCGCGACCAATATCAAGACCACCGAACAAACGACCGACTGCCGAACCTGGTTGACTGATTGAATTGCCTTTGACGTTCTTAAACAGACCGCTTGAATTGTCCATGAATTCGGCAAGGTATTCTTGACGGAATATGTGTTCAGGAAGTGACCGTTTAATCGCGTCGATTTCGTTCGGGTCAATCATCGGATTGTCATACGATGTAAAATGAAAGTATCTGTAATTCGGATCGTAATTGTGTTGAAGCGATAACGAATGAAAATGATTCTTCCCTTTAGGTGTCGATATGAATATCACCTTCTTGCCCTTGACCAAGACAGTCGCCTGAAGAACTTCAAGCCATAGTTCGGGTCGGGTGAATGCCATTTCGTCAATGACTAAATAATCGAATGTGTTTCCTCGAATGTTGTCCGGTCGTTCACCTGAAAAGAATCGGATAGTCGACCCGCAACCTTTCACCGTTAGTTCAGAACGATTGAATTCAAACATCCCGCTTCGTGACGTTGCGCGTTCTAACTCATCGAATACCTTTTTAGATTGTGCGTAAACTGGCGACACCCACGCGATTTGTGAACCGGGTGAATTGATGCACCAATAAAGAAGCTGATTGATTGCGAACATGGTCTTCCCCCATTGTCGCCCAATATTGAAAACGTAGTATTTTGCGCCGTCTTTATTGATTGAATCATGAATGACCTTTTGTGACGGATGCGGTTTATATCCTTTGATCGTACTCAATCAGTTATGAATCGAAGTCGAACTTGTCAACTTGTTTATTCTCGATATGTTGTTTGTCATGCATGTTCAAAGCGTTCTTAGCATAGAATATCCCTTTGCCCTCATTCGCCACTATATCACGCGCTAACGAATTGAATCGAAGTGTGATTCTTTTTATAGTGTCACGTTTGAGTTTCTCATCATTCTCGTCACCTTTCTCACGAAGCCATCGATACCAGGTTTGTCTTGAGATAGTTTCTTTGTTAACGATACCCAACCAAATATTAAGAAAAAAATCAACGGTCGGAATGTGTCGGTCTTGTACATCGACTACTTTTCCCGAACCCGTTGCATGTTGTTTTGTATGTGCTAAGCATTCTGAAAGGTAAATTTCCGATTGCGCTTCAAGTGTTTCGATAAATTCTTTTGACTTGCTCATACATACTGTGTACTATTGTTTACTATATAATATATTAACTAACAAAACAAAAATCACAAGTAATAAGAATACAATCAAATTGATTCATAAAACTTCACATTTAAAACGATAAATGATTGAACCGATTTGTCTTCTTCAAGTTCGTTCATTTTGGCTTCACATTCCTTCAATGTCATAACTGGGGATTGTGCGTATTTGAGTTGTTCGTCTTGAATGAATTTGTATTCAATTCGATATCCTTCTTTTAGGTCTTTATATTTCATCTTGAATTATTTTGATTAATTGTTCTTTGGTTGGATTCTTTAGTCGGTGTCCTTTATCCTTTGCGAATTTACGCATTTCTTTGTAGGTCATTTCGGGTGCTGACTTGACCATGTTCATTTGAACAAATGGTTTCGATTCCATTCGCTTTTGATATGCGTTGACATCGTGCATAGCTTTTCGAACACAAGTTCCGCAGTCCAGGTTTTCAAGTACGGTGCAACCGATATCGATTGTTAATTGTTTCAATTCTTTCTTGAGTAGAATCGACACGGAAAACGAACCGGTTCTTGATAGTCTTTCGATTTGACCTTGAAGTTCTTTACTTAGTTTCATAGATGTAAATTATTGAAGTGAATAGATATGAAGCCGGGAACGACCACCAAAAAGTCGGTGCGAAACAAAGCAACATAATTAATGCGATCCAACCTGAAAGACACGACGCGCAATTCAGCGGTTTGATGTCGGGAAGATTAAATGTCGTCACAATCATTCCGATTGCACTTGCTGTAATAAGAAGTAGAAATATCATTTTTTAATTGTTTAATTGTTTCGGTAATATACCGCTTGTTTAATTTTGTTTTCTTTTCGATTTCACGATATGTGTCACCTTCAAGAACCATTCGACCGAGTTCACGTTTGAACCAATCTTCGGTTGTATTTGGTTTTTCATTCATATACGACCGCATGAATTCAAGATACTTCGAACCGTTATCGATTGTAATTTCATCAACCGGGTCAGGAATGTTTCCGTCATCTTCGAATCTAAGTTCATTTGTTCGATGTAGGCGATTGAATTCCGAGTTGTTCCAATTCCATTGTTGATAAGCGGTTCGGGCAAAGAATGCCGGTTCATTATCGATGTCGTCTTTCTTTAGCATAATGAAGTAAACGTGAACAACCAGGTCGGGCGAAAGTTCCGATTCGTTTGTGATGCGGTCAGCTATTTTGTAAGGTTCTTCAGTCTTAAAGAAATTCATTTTATCTTAACATTGACAGCACCTTTTTTGAAGCTGTGAAAATTATTCAATAAATATAACAAGAATTCTTTAATCATCTTGCAACGTGTTGACAACTTCGGATTCTTTTCACCTTCGACGATGTCGATATCTAATTGAACAAACGCGTGAAGGTCTTGGATGTATAGTCCACCGTCACGGATTGCACAATTTTTCTTTGATAATAGTTTCGTCGATATTTGTTCGAACGTTAAAATGTCGCGGTGATTTTCCAACCTTGAATTGATGCGTAGAATTTGTCCATGTATTCAGAACCGCGAAGGTTGATATCGACTTCACATTCTTGACCGGCTTCAAATTCATTTAGAAGGTCTGTCGCGTCCTTTAAGAATTCAATTGGAAGGTGTTGTTCATATTTGCCATCTGTGACCGTTAGAACTAAAATTTGTTTTTTGAATCCGCTGTCGAAAGTTATGACATCTTGTTTCAATTTAATTGTTCCTTTTACTTTCATTTGTTTTGTATTTGATTTGTAAATTATTACCTCCCCATTTCTTTCATATAAGTAAATAAACTTTGAGCGTCTAAAAGTATATCTTGAATTATTTCATCTTCTTCAATTCGTTCAAGATACAAATCAACTCTATCATGCATACTTTCTATGTACATTTTTATTTGTTCGATGTTTTTTTGTCTTGTTATTTCTTCTTTCATTGGTTTTTCTTTTATATTTATATGTCTACATTTTGTATTTACTCCTTTAAAATCTCCACACATAAAAATTATTTGTTTTGTATTTGATTGATTACTTCTTTGATATATTCAATTGCACCGATACACTTTGATTCGATTTGTTCTTCGATTGATTCGTCACGTTCATAAACAACTTTCGTGATTCGATGTTCGGGTGCGATGTGATCGACTAAATGAATTGAATGATTGTCCCAGTCTTTGAGTTGTTCGATAGGTGTCGAAACCATACCATAAAACAATTCAAACTTCGGTCGATTATAAAGCATCATGTATCCGCGTCCTTGCCATTCATATAAAGATGCATTCGATTTTGATTTGGCTTCTTCAGGTGTTGCCGGAAACGTTTCAAGCGACCAGGAAGTTTTCGCATCAAGAACAAGACCGTCGGTGTCGATATCACATTCACCGGTCAAGAAGTCATTCGACTTTCGTTCGGTGTTCTTTTTATAGTCTGTGAAATTTACGGCATTATACAAGTCGATACATTCTTGTTCACACGCATTCCCCTTGTCGATATATTTCGAATCGATTTCGGACGTGTATTCAAAGAACCGTTCTTTTGCGATTTGTCGAAGGTATGTCTTCGCGCCTTTCGATAGAACTTCGCCTTGATCCATTTCTTTTTTTGTCGGATTGGTCATTATCTTGCCAAGTTGTGAACATCTTATTTTCATGATTGTAGTTTTTTAAGTTGTTCCTCACTCAATTTATACGAATTCTGAATTGATTCGATTGTCGTCTTACCTTCTTTGACAGCTTTCAATCCTTGTTCGAATCGTGCGTCTGACATCGGTGACTTTTCCTTCGGTTGTATTTGTTCAATGCGTAGTGCTTCGACCGTTTGACCGAACGCGCTGACCATTGTGACGAATATTGTCACTTTCTTATCTGACCATTCTTCGATGTAGTTCGTCCCGTATGCTTTGGCTATTGCTTTACAATTAGTGACGTTCAGAATCATCGGCTTCGAACCGACGAAATGACATATCGTGCAGTCTTCGTCTTTGCCGTCTTGACCTTTGACCTTGTCTTGAAGAACTTTTTCGATTGTTAGAACTCTTTTTTCGCCTTGAGCGAAATCGTACGCACCTAAGTACGTCGGATTTGTTAACTTTTTCCAATGTGTTTTCATGCTTATTAATTTATTAGTTTATACGAAGATAATAAAATTTATTAAATAAATGCTAACAGATAATAAAAAACATTAAAACGATTTTTTAGCCTTGCGTTACCAACAATTAGAACAGCGTAGGTTCTTTTAATATTTTATTCGCTCTATCTTGGCTCATTATAGCGTGTTTCTCTGTAATCTCATAACCTACAAAACGCCTTTTTTCTTTTGCACTCATAGCACATTCAGTTCCACTACCAGCAAAAGGTACAACTACTAAATCATTTTCACGGCTACAAGTATTAATTAATATCCTTGTTAGCTTTTCGGGTTTTATTGTATCGTGGTCGTAGTCGCTTGTTTCGTAGTTTGGCAATCTTATTACATCACCTAAATGCAAAGCGTTGTTAAATGGTCTGCGTAGTTCTTCGTATTCGGCTTTTAGTTCTTCGTATTCGGCTTTTAGTTCTTCGTATGGTTTAAGTAAATATTTATTATTTAGATATTCTCTAATTTTTAAATATTGTTCTTCTGTAATTACGTTGTCACCATTTAACCAATTAGAAACACACCCAGTTAAACCACCTGTTCTACTTGGAAAAAGTTTAGCAATTTCTTTATTTGTTACTTTTGCATTTTTAAACTCATTTTTTAGATATTTACTAAATGGGTTTTTAGGTTTTAAAAACTGCTCAAATACTATTTCTCCGCCTGTTTTTTGTCCTCTTTGCTCATACATCAAAATCCTTTCAGTAAGTGGTGCAAAGGTTCGTAAATCTTCATTAAACCTTATTTGTTGTTTATGGTCGTTCGTATTTTCCCAAACTATGCTATTTAATAAATTAAAATGCTTATCAAAAATTATCTGAGCATAAGCAATATTTTTAGCATCACCATACCATAAAAGAGTTCCATTATCTGCTAAAATTCGTTTACATTCAATAGCCCATTTTTCAACATCTACTAAATAATCCTCAAACGTTTTCCATATAAAATCAAAGTCGCCTTTAGTTTTGTAATATGGTGGGTCTGCAATAATTAACTTTGCACATTTATCTGGTAAATCATTATTTAAAAAATCTATATTGTGTACTGTATTCATATTTTTAGTTTTATATTAAACGGTTGCCAACAACGTATAAAGTGCATTAAAACGCCCCTTATTCAAACCGTTAGCATTAATACTAATCTTCCGTTTTCATAAAGCAAATCCAGTGTGTCTGCATTTTTATTCCGCTTTTATGTCCATACAAAGGTTTTTCATCTGTAAGTTTTAATATTTCTTTAACAGGGAATC